GTGCAGCCGGTATAGCGGCTGCAATTTCTGGTGGCGGCACAAATAGGCTTGTATATCAAACTGGCTCAAGCACAACATCCTTTGTTACTGCACCAACGGTTACAGACACCTTCCTTAAATGGAATGGTACTGCTTTTGTGTGGAGTACACCGTCTGGTTCTGGTGATGTTGTTGGCCCATCAAGCGCGGTCGATAGCCAGATCGCTTTGTTTGACAGCACAACAGGCAAGTTGATTAAAGCAGCCACTACAACTGGATTGTTAAAAGCCTCGTCCGGTGTTATTGCTGCGGCTACGGCAGGAACAGATTACGCAGCCGCTACAACGGGCTCTCCAAACCAGTTGCTTGCAAGTAACGGCTCAGGTGGCTTTACAAACCTTACGACAGGCACAGGTGTTGTTACAGCACTTGGTGTTAACACAGGTTCTTCTGGTGCATTTGTCGTTAATGGTGGTGCTTTAGGTACACCATCAAGCGGTACGGTAACAAACCTTACTGGTACAGCATCAATCAATATTAATGGTACGGTAGGTGCGACCACACCGACAACTGGCGCTTTCACGACACTTTCAGCGTCTTCTACAACTACTTTTTCTGGTTTAACGGCTAGTACAGCGCTTGCTTTAGATGCAAGTAAAAACGTTGTTAGTGTTACCAATACGGGTTCAGGTAACAATGTTTTAGCCACATCCCCCACACTAGTAACACCCAATTTAGGTACACCTACTACCTTAACTCTTACCAACGCCACAGGCTTACCTTTATCAACGGGCGTTACCGGCAACCTTCCGGTTACGAACCTAAACTCAGGAACAGGCGCATCGTCTTCGACGTTCTGGAGAGGCGATGGGACGTGGGCTACACCTTCTGCATCAGCCAGTATTGCAGTATCTGATGAAGGCTCTCAGATTACCGCTGCGGTTTCGAGTTTTAACTTTGTAGGCTCAGGTGTAACAGCTACAGCAGTAGGCAACGACGTAACAGTAACAATTCCTGGCGGAAGTGGTAGCAGCACTGCTCAAAACTTTGCTTGGTTTTTGTCATAAGGATCAAAAATGTCAACTTTAGTTCTTGACGCAACGACAAAGACAATCACTGCGGTGATGTCTGGTGCTGCGGCTACCAACAACCCTGAGTATACGGTCGCTTATGCCGATAGCACTTCGTCAAGTTTGACTGAAGGTGCAGGTGATGGGGCATTAAACGGCACTTCGTTAGTAACAATCGTTTCTGCACCTGGGGCATCAACAAGACGCGTCATTAAGTGGATCACGATCCAAAATAAAGACACGGCCCCCGTTACGGTCACGATTGCTTATGCCAACTCTAGCGGTTCGACATCTCGTCAGATTGCAAAAGTTACGTTAGCGGTTAACGACACATGGACAACTGACGGTACATTTGATTCAGCCGGTAATCTTAAGACTACATCGACTGCTACGGTAGCTAACGCGCTGACCATGAATAATGGTGGTGCAGGAGATGCCTCTGGCACGACCTACAATGGTTCTTCGGCAAGAACTATAAGCTACAACACCATCGGTGCAGTACCTTTAAATGGTGCGTTAGGCACACCATCGTCAGGTACGCTTACAAACTGTACAGGCTTACCAGTAAGTACAGGTGTATCGGGTCTAGGTTCTAATGTAGCTACCTTCCTAGCCACACCGTCATCCTCTAACCTAGCGGCAGCGGTGACTGATGAGACAGGCTCAGGCTCGCTGGTTTTTGCCACATCGCCAACGCTCGTAACACCTGTTCTGGGTACACCTACATCAGGAACGTTAAGCAACTGTACGGTAGACGGTACTAACAAAGTTGGCTATATCAACGCACCGCAAAGTACCAATACAACATTGGCACTAACCGATCAAGGCAAACATGTTTACTTTACTGGCGGTTCTACCGCTACGTTAAGTGTTCCTACCAATGCGTCTGTAGCTTTCCCAACGGGTACAACGATTCTTGTTGTCAACAACAACTCAGGTAACTTAACGATTCAAAACGCTACATCTGGTGTGACATTTCAGTTAGCTAACGGAGCAACCGGCAATCGCACCGTAGCGACTAAAGGAATGGCTACATTGCTATATGTAGGCTCGGATACGTGGTATGTCTCTGGTGCAGGAGTGACCTAATATGGCTGGTGCATTAAGTGCAATGATTGCTGCTGCCTTTGCTGGTTCAGGAGGCGGCGGTGGTGGCTACACCGTCATCCAAACCTTTACAGCTACATCTACGTGGACTTGCCCTGCGGGGGTGACAGAGGTTGAGTATTTGGTAGTCGCTGGCGGTGGTGGGGGTGGAGGCGGCAATGCCTCTGGAGGTGGAGGCGGTGCAGGAGGGTTTAGAACTGGAACTGGCTTTGCCGTAACGGCTGGCACTAGCTATACAGTTACCGTTGGCGGTGGCGGTGCCGCCGCAGCAAGTGGGCCAGCTAAAGGAAGTAATGGTGGTGACTCTTATATTTCAGGAACGGGTATAACAGCAAACCCTGCGTCTCCTGGTAACCCCTACGCAAACGCTTTTACTTCTTTTGGTGGCGGTGGTGGTGGGTCAGGATACCCATCAAACCTTGGAGCAGATGGCGGTTCTGGTGGTGGCGGGGGTTATGGTGGTACAGCTGGTTCTGGAAATACTCCTTCTACCTCACCTTCTCAAGGAAATAATGGTGGGGTTGGATCAAGTACCGCAAATACTTATACCGGCGGCGGCGGTGGTGGCGCATCTTCAGCAGGTGCGGCAGGAAATTCTAGCGTAGGCGCTGGAAATGGTGGTGACGGCACCGCGTCAAGCATTTCTGGTTCTAGTGTTACTTATGCAGGTGGTGGCGGAGGTGGCGCGGGTAAAGAACCTGCAGGAGCTGATCGCCCAGCCGGAACGGGTGGTTCGGGTGGCGGTGGTAATGGCGCTGTAAGAGGCGCAACGGCATCAGCAGGTACAGTAAATAGTGGAGGGGGTGGTGGGGCAAGTGGATTTACTCCTTCTCCTGCCACTGCTGGCGCAGCAGGCGCAGGCGGCTCCGGTATCGTCATCCTAAAGTACACCGTTGCTAGCCAAACCGTCTTTGTATTCAAAGGCACTACCACGTGGAAATGTCCTACTGGTGTGACCAGTGTTGACTACCTTGTGGTTGCTGGTGGGGGGTCTGGCGGCGGGACAATTTCATCACAGCAATACACTTGCGGTGGTGGTGGAGCGGGAGGATTTAGAACAGGCACAGGAATATCTGTATCCGCAGGAACGGAGTACGTTATTACCGTTGGTGCTGGCGGCACAGGCGGTGCAGATACCAGAAATCCTGGATTTAATTCTTCAATTGTTGGTGGGTCGGGTACGTTTGCTTCTCCTGGTATTGTTTCTGCTGGCGGCGGTGGTGGCGCTGCTAGAACTGCTGCCAGCAATACTACCTACGGCGCACAAGATGGTGGTTCTGGTGGTGGTTCAACATATTCCACTACACAACCGGGAGCATCTGGTGATACACCTAGCACATCTCCATCCCAGGGTAATAATGGTGGGTATGGCGCAGACTATACGGGATTTACTGGGGGACATGGTGGTGGTGGTGGTGGTGCAGGTGGGGCTGGAGGTAATAGTGATCGTCCCGCTGCTCCAGCAACAAGTCCTAACAATGCTGGATCTGGCGGATCAGGGCAAACATCAAGTATTACAGGCGTAAGTGTGACTTATGCAGGCGGAGGTGGCGGCGGTGCTCTTACTGGAACCGCTGGTTCTGGAGGTTCTGGTGGTGGCGGCGCTGGGCAAACAGGTTCTAACGCATCAATTGCAGGAACGGCTAACACGGGCGGTGGTGGTGGTGGCAGTGCTCCTAACTATTACAGCGGTGGTGGCAACGGCGGCTCCGGCATCGTCATCATAAAAATAAATCAATAAGAGGGTATATGACAACTAAGGTTTTCAGGTTTTTAGGTATTGATACAGCTATGCACCTACTTCGTCCTGGGGCGAAGTGGGAAATCTCTAATAACGTCTTTACGAGATGGGATGATCCTAGACCCTGTCCGAGTATTGAAGAGGTCTATTGGGTGATAGACAAGATCAAGGAGTTTGAAGATTCAATTCCTACGATCTGGCTACCTAAACAGTTAGAGGAAATGGGTATTAAACAAAAGGAAATTGAAGATGCAATTGCATAATCTCTTTCCGACACCTGTTGGCTTTGCTGAACTAGGTCGTCCCTTGTCCGATGAGGAGTTGTTCTTCATCCGTGAGCTACAGACAAGACCTAATCAGGGCAACACGACAAGCACTGATAACTTCGTACTTCGTAGCCCTGTACTGACAAACCTACGTTCGTTCATTGAAGATGCTGTCGGCGAATACTTCAAGTCCACAGTCAATCCTAAGCACAATGTAAGTCTGAGAGTCACGCAAAGCTGGTGCAACTACAGCGAGCAAGGTCAGTACCACCACAAACACGCTCATCCTAATTCGTATATCTCAGGTGTGTTCTATGTTCAGACCAACCCTGATGACAGGATTTACTTCTACAAAGATGGCTGGCAGCAGATCAAGTTTCCTCCTGACCAGTGGAACCCGTATAACTCTGAATCGTGGTGGTTTGAGGCTTATGCAGGCAGGCTGATTCTCTTTCCTTCGTCATTGACTCACATGGTTCCTGAGGTTAAAGGCGAGGACACAAGAATCTCACTCAGTTTTAATACCTTTCCTGTCGGTGTTGTCGGGGAAGAAATGGATTTAACAGGCTTAAGGCTGGAGGCTTAGATGAGTCACTTTGCAAAAATTGACGAGAACAATGTTGTTACTCAGGTTGTCGTTGTTGATAACAAGGACACGGCTGATGCGTTTGGCGTGGAGAAAGAACACATCGGTGCTGCCCATCTAGAGAAGATTCTCGGTGGAACGTGGAAGCAGACAAGTTATAACGGCAACATGCGTAAGAACTACGCGGGTATTGGGTATACCTACAGAGCAGACATCGACGCATTTGTTCCTCCTAAGCCTTTTGCTAGCTGGCTTCTCAACGCAGATGCTCAGTGGGAGGCTCCAGTAGCGATGCCAACAGACGGCAAGATGTATTCGTGGGATGAAGCAACGACAAGTTGGGTTGAAGTAACCTTGCCACAGTAATCCCTGTAATATATGATGTTTTAACTGTATCGGCCCAGTAGACCGAGACTCTAACGAGTGAATCATGAGCGACGAAAGTCAAAACTTAGCGGAAGTTGAATCCGCGCCAGCAACCGAGGTGACGGCCACCACGGAGATTGCACAAAATGCGCCGGAGGTCGCTGAACAAGCGCCAGAGCAGACTGAGGAAAAGCGATTTACCCAGGCTGAACTTGACGCGATGATCAGCAAACGACTTGCAAGAGAGCAACGCAAGTGGGAACGGGAACAAAAGCTGCGGGCATCAACGCCCGATATGCCGTCTGGTGATCTACCCGCGCAAGATAGTTTTGCTTCGACTGAGGAATACGCGGAAGCGTTAGCCGAACGAAAAGCTGCTGAACTACTTGCCCGACGTGATGCAGAAAGACAGCGAGCCGAAATTCTTGAGGTCTATCACGAGCGCGAAGAAGAAGCACGGACTAAGTACGAAGATTTTGAGCAAGTTGCGTACAACCCACGTCTTCCAATCACGACAGTGATGGCTGAAACGATTCAAGCGTCTGACATTGGCCCTGAGGTGGCGTATTACCTTGGTTCTAACCCAAAAGAAGCTGATCGTATTGCCAAGTTGTCGCCTTTTTTGCAGGCCAAAGAAATTGGGAAGATTGAAGCGAAATTGAGCGAAAATCCTCCTGTTAAGAAATCAACGAGCGCTCCCGCGCCGATTCAGCCGGTTACCCCACGGGGTGGCAACGCAAGAGTTTTAGACACGACTGACCCGCGTTCGATTAAAGAAATGTCAACGTCAGAGTGGATTGAAGCAGAGCGTCAACGGCAGATTAAGAAATGGGAAGCTCAAAACCGAGTCCGCTAACTTTTTGATAAGGAATTGTCATGGCAAATAGTCTACTTACCATCGACATGATTACTCGCAAGGCGCTTGAAATCCTTGAGAATAATCTTGTCTTAACCCGCAACGTTAACCGTCAGTACGACGATAGCTTTGCTGTTGAAGGCGCCAAAATTGGTTCGACCTTGCGTATCCGCTTACCGGACCGCGCACTTGTAACCGACGGTGCAGCACTCCAAGTTCAAAGCGACAACGAGCAGTACACCACGTTGACCGTGGCTTCGCAAAAGCACATCGGCGTTAACTTCACCTCTGCTGAATTGACGTTGCAGTTGGACGACTTCGCAGAGCGCGTGCTTAAGCCTCGTATTAGCCAGCTTGCTGCTAGCATCGATGCAGACGTTGCTAACTCTTACCAGTACATCGGTAACACAGTTGGTACGCCTGGCACGACACCTGGCACGTCGTTGGTTCTGTTGCAAGCTCAACAGAAACTGAACGAGAACGCTGCGGTTATGTCGCCACGTTACGCTACAGTCAATCCTGCTGCTAACGCTGGTTTGGTTGAAGGTATGAAAGGTCTTTTCAACCCCACAGACACCATTAGTCGCCAGTTCAAGAACGGCATGATGGGCGTCGGCGTGCTTGGGTTTGATGAGATCAACATGTCTCAGTCAATCAAGCAGTTCACGACCGGCTCGCGTACGGCTACCGGCGGCACGACTTCTGCGGCTGTTACCAGCGAAGGTGCAACCACCATCGCCATCACTGGCGCAGGTGCTAACGCAACGGTTAAGGCTGGCGATGTGTTCACCGTGGCTGACTGCTACGCTGTTAACCCACAGACCCGTGAATCAACTGGTTCGCTGTTCCAGTTTGTTGTAACGACTGACGTTACGCTTAACGGTTCTGGCGCAGGTAATTTGACGGTTGCTCCGATGTACTCGGCCAGCAACGCGCTTGCAACCGTGGCTAGCCTTCCCGCCACCAGCAAAGCTGTCGTGTTTGTCGGCGCTGCTTCGTCGCAGTACCCACAAAACCTCGTCTACCACAAAGACGCCATCACGTTCGCTACTGCCGATTTGATGATGCCGCAAGGCGTCGACCTGGCATCGCGTCAAGTTCATAACGGCATCTCGTTGCGTATTGTTCGTCAGTACGACATCAACAATGACCGTATGCCCTGCCGTATTGACGTGCTGTACGGCTACAGCGTGATTCGTCCGCAAATGGCTGTTCGTCTCTGGGGTTAATTAATCTAGGGGGCTTCGGCCCCCTTACCGAATTATTTTTTGAAAGGATTTATCATGGCAATTCCTAACGGTGCTGGTGGCTATCAGTACAACGACGGTAATACCGGCGAGGCTTTGTTGTTTGTTCAAGGCGCTCCTACCGCGCTTACTGGCGCAGCTACGGTTACAGCGGCTCAATTGGCAAACGGTCTGTTTACGTTTGACGGCACCGCTGGTGCAATGACGCTGCCCACGGTCGCGTTGCTTGAAGATGAAATTTCTTCGGCAGCTAAGGTCAATGCAGCGTTTACGTTTGCAGTCGTTAATATCGACAGTACAGATGCAGTAACCGTAACGGCAGGCACGGGCTGGACGCTTGTTGGCACGGCTGCGGTATCGGCAAGTACATCGTCGCAGTGGCTGGCTCGCAAGACCGGCGTTGGCACTTGGACGGCTTATCGGATTGCGTAATCGATAGGGGGTTCGCCCCCTATTTTTAAAAGGATTAGCTATGTCAAACACTAAGCCAATTGGCGTTGCTTTCACTGACCAAGACATCATCGGCGCGCAGTACATATTGTCTGATGAACAGTTTGGTTACACAGCAAACGCTCAAGGTACGGTAACTCAGGCTACTAGCAAATCGACCGCTGTAACGC